ATTTAATAAGAAAGTAAGTATTCTTCCATCACTTAACCAAGGACCTTCAAATTGAACCTTACCGCCCTTCATAGCAAAACAATCTACTTTACATGAACCAGCACCCGGACATGTATTAACTACTATTAGTTCATTTGTACCTTCATCTAATGCTATACCAACTAGTGCGGCAAAACCAATGTTATAGAATTGTTCTAGTTCACCATTGCTATGTTTCATCTTCTCATTTTGTTTAAGAAGTTTCTTTGGACGGACACCTAATGCTGTTTTGATTTGATCTGTATCGTAGCGTTTACCTTCTTCATTGTAGTATTTGACTACACTTGAGCGATGGATGTAGGGTAGTTTATATTTGTCTGTTTTACCCTTTTCACGATTACGAATTCTATCTAAGTAATCGTCTAGTTCTTGTCCTTTAAGTTCACGTGTTTGTGCTGGTAGTTTTGTTGCTTCATCTAAATCACGATAGCTTTGTTTAAAGTCTTTCACTGCTAACTGCGTTAATCCTTCTACAGCTTGCAGTAATGCTTCCGTCGAAGCGTTTGGAAATTTATCCATTACGTATTGTGATAAACTATTAGACCACAAATACATATGTTCGCTGTTGTTCATATCCTGAAGCGTTGGTAACCTAACATAGTAGTGTTTGTCATTTTTATAGTCTTGCCATAATTTTGAATATTGAGTGGTATCAAGTGGGCCAGTAACTCTACTCATCATACGCTGAAAGGAAATTTGGTCAGTTGGATTTTTGACCATTTTCTTACCCAACACTTTTAGCACCATTGATTTTAATTTATTATATACATCACCTATAATGCCTTCGTTTACATTTTGCTGTTTATGATTTGTAGATTGTTTATCACGCTTATCACTATCAGGAAACATTATAGAAATACTTTTACCATAAGCCTGATCAATTGCATTAGGATCTACATTTTTAAGTTTATTATTTCTAGCATTATTAGTAAAACGAACTAATTCTTCAGGGGACATGTTATCTAATTCTTCGGAAGACATTTCATCTATTTTTTCTTCCGGTTCATCACCCGATTGAGCAAGGAATTGATCCATGCTCATAACTTTAATGCCACCTACAGCACCCGGTAATTTGGGTGTTGCACCCTCAAATAATTCTGTAAAGTTCATAGTATTTCTTTTCTAGCCTTTGCTACCATTTGTTCGGCAAGCATTACTAATTCTTCCATCTGCTCAATAGATTCACAATTCCATCTACGCAAACTCTTGTTAATGTTACTATTTGGATCTCTCGCTGTCTTAGCACTTGTTCTGCTTTTCTTCATACCCTTCATTCTAGCACAGAATGATTTACGGCGTTTAGCGGCTTTACTGCCCTTTTTAAGTTTACTAGGTTTAGTAGTTACTGCTGTTTGAATTTTACTACCAGGATGGCTACGGCGATAACTCTTTACAGATTTTTTACTCATGCCACCTACACGTTTGTTATTATGTTTTGCCCAATTCTCACCCTCTGCCACATCTTGTTGACCTAGTGGAATATTAGCAATGTCATTTACAGTAATATTAACTAAATTAGTTGTTCCATTTGCTAGACGAGCAAAATGTCCCTGGTTATGTAAATTCATCATTGCATAATAAAGATAGTTTGGATCAAGAACATCAGTTTTTACAACTTTAATGCCAATCCTTGAAGGATCAAACTCTTTAACAGGCTTACCTACTGTCTTATCGCTACCCTTACGTATTAACCAAAAGTCAGCATCCTGCATATTAGTAGCAATTTTTGCTATGTCTTTCAGTCTGGTTCCTGAACTCTCTGATATAATTTCGTTAAATCTCATATTGTTATCCGTAAATAGTTGACTTTATTGCGTAGGTATGCTACACTGTATATATTATTTATCACTTTGGACTATTACTTTGACAAATCAATCTATCAAACGCATCGGCTTTGCTTGTAAGTGGGCAGAAATCAATCACAAAGGTGAGATTGTTTCAGCAGAAGGCCTTAACACAGGTGGAACTACACAAGCGTGGGCAAAGCGTAATAAGCGTGATGTTGTAGAAGAAAAGATTATGGATGTTGCTAAACGTAACATTATGAACACTCACGCACTTGTTAAGCGTGTTGCCACATTGGAACCCGGATTGCGTATGGTTCGTCTTACTAGCGATATGTTCAGTTTCTACACTATGGATGGGTACAAAGAATTTTGGCATAGTGCAGATGTACAGAATAGTTTAGAACGTTGGATGGCACCCATTGGTGAAACAGCACGTGCTAATGATGTTCGTCTATCATTTCATCCGGATCAATTTGTAGTTTTAGCGAGCGACCGTGACGAGGTAGTAAATAAGAGTATAGAAGAATTTGAATATCATTGTGACATGGTTCGTTTTATGGGCTATGGGAAGACATTTCAAGACTTCAAAGTAAATGTACATATCTCTGGACGTAGAGGCCCACAAGGCATTAGAGATGTGTACAATAGATTGTCGCCAGAAGCGAGAAACACACTAACACTAGAAAATGAGGAATACACACATGGACTTAAAGACTGCTTATCATTATCTGACCTCGTACCTACGGTCATGGACATACATCACAATTGGATCCGAGAGGGTGAATATATTCAACCTACTGATGACCTTGTTAAGATGGTCATTGATAGTTGGCGCGGTGTTAGGCCTACTTTACATTACTCCGTCAGCCGTGAAGATATACTTGTCGGACATCCCGGATCACAGTTACCCTCTCATGGTGCGTTGATTGAAGCAGGTCATAGTAAACAAAAACTTCGGGCACATAGTGATTACTATTGGAACGATGCGGTGAACGATTGGGCATTGACATTCTTAGATAACTTTGATATGATGTGTGAATCAAAGGCAAAGAATCTTGCCAGCTTTAAACTATACGAAAGATACAAATGTTTGACAAATTAAAAAACTTATTTAAAAAACAAGAGGTTGAACCTGTTGTTAAAAAAGAGCCGAAGCCTAAACAACAGAAACCCCTTACACCGGAGCTTACTGCAAAAGAAAAAGCTACTGCCGCTAGTGAACCATACGTAGCTATTAATAAAGTAGAAATCAACCCTCAAAATATCAATGATGGTTCATTTGACTTAGATTACAATGATAAGTTTGTGTTAAATCTTATTAAAGCAGGTTATAAACAACGAGATGATGATACAGATGTTATCATAGTAGATAGGTGGTTTCAAACAGTCTGCAGGAATATAGCTTTGGAAATGTATGAACAGCAGGTTGCTGATCCTGAGAACCGTGACGCAAGGGTAATCCGTACAAAGGATTTAGGAAACGGGCGCACAGAAGTTAGCTAATTTACTCAAAAGGTTGACATTTAATAGAATCCCGTGTATAATACAACTGTGCGCTGAATAATATTCGTTGCACAGACATTTAACACAAAGGAGAAACAATGTCAAAATCTAAAACTTTTAAATTCGCATGGGTATCAAACTCAAAATCAGTAACTAAAAAGGATCTTCCAAAAAATGAATTGGATCAGAAACCCGGTTACATTGAGCAAAACAGTATTACTAATCTAGTAGATACTTTTAAGAAAAGTGATTTCTTCAAACAACTGAAGGATATCTTAAAGACCGATGACTACAAAGATGAGTGCAAGGGAAAGCCTCAGAAATATAGTCAAATGCCCAGACTAGAACAAATTCCAATTCTATACCTTTTCACTGCACTAGCGGTTCAACGAAAGATTGATTGGGATCATTTGTTTAGAATCGTCACTACATGGGATTCTCGCAGGCCTGCCACAGTTAACGTAATTCGTTTGCCAGGTACAAATACTTACTACATCACAGATGGTCAACATACAGTATTAGCAATTGCTATTCGTGCAATGTTAGGTTTGTTTGATGATGTTGATAAGAATGATTGGATGAATGTAACTGTTAATTGCCAAGTCGTTGAAACTAATGACTTTAGTTTTGCACGTGAACACTTCTTGGGTATTAACGGTGATGATAAACTGCCAATTATTCCTTTTGACACACACAAGATTCATGTGTTTGGTAGTCTCTTAGACAATAGTAGTCAAGAAAAATATGTTATGGCACACCGAAAGCAAAATGCTTTTGTCAAATATAATTTGACACCGGTACACCCAGAAAGTCCTGATAGATTTAAAGCCGGTGCTGTTGTTCACTCTAACTTAATCAAAAAGCTAGATGTTGAAGATATCAATTTCTTTGGTGAGAATCATTATACTTACTGGCCTCAAGAACCTCTTGATTCTATTGAAATGCTTCCGTTTCAGGAGTTGCGTAAGAAACTTATTAAAGAAGGTGCAGATTTTAATGCTCCCGAATTTAAAGAATTTATGCGTGATTTGAATGCTTTAGTAAAAGAAGTAGCCGGGGGTTGGGCTGAGTTTAAGAATCTAACACAGCAAGTATACCCTTTATATTATATAAAGGCATTTGGGGATGCACCTTCAGGATGCCCCCGTGATGCGTCATTGGTATTGTTGTTGCAACTATATCAAAAAGCAGGTGGAACATATCAGTTTGTGCCAAAGAGTCTGACAACACGTTATTGTGAGAATAGAACTCAAATGTTCAATCAGTTGACACCTGCTAAGAAGGAGTTGTTCAAATGATAAGTATGGCATTGTATATTGCTGAGATATACGGCAAGGTTAAACCCGGTATATCTAATAATCTTAAATCACGTATTACTTCTTACACTAAAGGGAATAATGAAGCGTATATGCATCATTGTTATTTTGCTGTTGAAGGTTATGAGGAGCATGTAAGAAATTGTGAAAGCTACCTTTTTCGTCAGTTGTTTCCTTTTTTAGAAAACCCTCACGGAAGTCATAAACCAAGTGAGTATGTTGACCCAAAATATACAGAGGTAAATTTTGAATACGTTAAGGATATTGTAGAGGACCGTATCAGAAGTCACCCGCTGAAGATTAAACGGTTGAAACAACAGTTCTTGCCCATTACAAGATATAACATCAAATCTTTATTGGAAGGTATCAATAACTTCCCTGATAAATATTTGGAAGATATCTAACTTGACAACAATTAGTGATATGTGTATAATCTACACATATCACTCAACTTAAATACAAAAAATGAAATACGCACTTATGGATACCGCAAATCTTTTCTTCAGGGCACGGCATGTTGCTTCTCGCAACAGTGATCCAGAGGAGAAGGTAGCAATGGCCTTACATCTTACATTAGCATCATGTAATCAAATTGTTAGAAAATTTGGAATTGATCACGTGGTCTTCTGCTTGGAGGGAAAATCGTGGAGGAAGGCCTATTATGAGCCCTATAAAAAGAATAGGATTGTAGATGCACAATCACAAACTCAAGCAGAGAAAGAAGAAAACGACCTTTTTTGGCAAACGTATGAGAAGTTTACAACTTTTTTGCGTGAGCGGACTAACGTAAGTGTCCTTCGTGATCCTAATGCAGAAGCTGATGATTTAATTGCACGTTGGGTGGCACTCCATCCAGAAGATGAAAATTTTATAATTTCAAGCGATACAGATTTTATACAATTAATTTCTGAAAAAAACAAAATTTATAATGGTATTACTAATCAATTAATTACACTTGAGGGTTATTTTGATGACAAAGGTCGTATTGTCAAAGATAAGAAAACAGGAGAACCAAAACTGTTAGGTGACCCACAATTTATTTTGTTTGAAAAATGTATGCGTGGAGATTCTACAGACAACGTGTTCAGTGC